GTTTAAGTGAACACGGTCATGGCTGCGCCGGACATTGAACTGATAAGACGATTTCTAAGACGGATCTTTAGAGGAGGAGATTTCGATGGATCGAGGCCCATCTACTACTATTATCGCTTCTCATCGAACATGCGTGAGATACGTCGAAAGAAGGGAGTAGTGTACGGAAAGAGTGATGAGCAGATTATACGCGAGAGGGAACGAGGAACATTACGGTTGTACGGTATTGAAGTGATTAGAGAGGCAACCTGGGAGGAGGTGTTGGGTGAACCGCAGGGGTCGGACGCGTTACAGATATATATGCGCTCCCTGCTCGACCATGAAGATTTAGAGCCGGAGGAAGAATTTCTACGAAACTACAGAGTAGTTGAGCCGGACAGTGCGATGTCTAAATTCATAGAGATGAGAGCGAAGAGTGAAATGCAGATATATGGTGATATGCCGATTAGGTTCTGGGCCGGTCTGATTGAAGAGATCTCCGTCACGCTGAAACATGTGCCGCTTGGGTTGGATGTGATGCGACAATTCGTGAGAGACTATGGGTCACCCTTCGACCAGAACACACGCGATTTGTCTCACTTGGAGAATTTTCGGGTATCGTATTCAACTCCGCTACTGTTTGAGATGTGTTGTGCCGAGTCATTGCTCGAATTTAACATGCTTTTAAGAATGGAGGAAGAGAAGATAAAAAATTTAGAGTTTGGCGGGAAACGGATCAACCCATACGATGTGATCAGAGAGTTCTTTATAGTCGCACTCCCTCATCCGAAGAAGATAAATAATATGTTGCGATCGCCATATAGCTGGGCTGTCAAAGTGTGGGGTGTGGCCGCAGAGGACATTGTGATCCTGGAATCGATCGGGGGCGAGGATCGAAACTCGAAGGAGGTTTATTATAAAAGCTTCTCGCGAGTGAAGAACCCCTATTCATCGATGCTAACGAAGTCACTTTTCTACGCCTCATCTCTAAAAGATAATGTTGCCAAAGTAAACGATGCTATAAAGTACTCAAATGACTTAGGTAACCATGAAAAGGGGCTACCGATCTTTCAATCGATGCTGGAGTCGATATACAGTACACCGTTCGACCCGTCGAATATCAAGCATGTGATACTTGCCTCCTTATTACTGAGTATACAGGTTATGACTGGATACGGCCGTGCGTGGGTGATGAATAAGCCAAGCGGTGACGATCAGATGAAGCCTGCCGCGGATAACTTTATTGAGCGGGTCAACGATTACACTAAACAGTTCTTCATCCAAGCTTATCACGAAGCGAAGGTTAGTGGAGAGGAGATTGTTAAGCCTGAGGATATGTACACGTCGATTCTAAGGCTGGCTAGGAACACTAGTTCAGGTTTCTCTACTAGCGTGGATGTCTATAAGCGGTATGGACCGAAAGCGGGCAAGTTTGGTGAAAAGATTAAAATTACGAGCAGGATTAAGGCATTAGTGATATTCGTTGAAGGACATAAAGTTTTTACCCGGGATAATCTGCTAAGGAAGTACAACAGTACTGAGTTCTACCAAAGCAAGGGGTCTCGTGATGTTCCAATTAAATCGACCCGTACGATATATTCGATAAACCTCTCGATTTTAGTTCCCCAGCTGATAGTGACATTGCCGTTAAACGAGTATTTCGCACACGCGGGTGGGTCGACGTTACCCAAGTCTACGCGATTGGCGGGGAAAGTTATCATAGGTGATTTGGAGGCGACTGGATCACGAGTCGTAGATGCCGCAGACACTTTTCGTAATTCTTCAGACCCAGATATTCTGACTATCGCTATTGATTACAGTGATTACGACCAACATCTAACAGTTCATAACTTTCGGAAGGGTATGTTGGATGGAATCAGAAGCGCAATGCAGCCGTATGCGCACCTACGATATGAGGGATTTAGTTTGGATGAAATTATAGATTTTGGATATGGTGAAGGGAGAGTGGTTAACTCGTTGTGGAACGGCAAACGCCGAGTTTTCAAAGTCAGCTTTTCGTCATATTTAATGCTATCTGATGACGAGCGACAGCAAGGTATGTTTAAGCCGCCCATCGGCGTAAAGCCTGTATCTGGAATGCACGTGATCGATAAACTGGATACGCAAGGTACTGATTACATTTTAGTTGCGCCTACTGATGGCAGTGATCTAGCTATGATCAACACCCACCTTTCTGGCGAAAATTCGACTTTAGTTGCCAATTCGTTGCATAATATGGCTATAGGGCGCACTATCCAAGAAGAGGTAAGGGCGCATCACAGGGGTGCGTTGGAGGTGTTATCCGAACAGTATGTGGGTGACGATACGTTGTTCTACACTAAATTGCACACACGGGATCCGGTGATTTTCGACCGAATAGTACAGACGATATTTGATACGGTGGCGAAGTGCGGTCATGAAGCTTCGCCGGCGAAGACTCTCATTGCGCCTTTTTCTGTGGAGAAAACGCAGACGCACGCTAAACAAGGCATATACATACCCCAAGATAGAATGATGCTGATCTCATCTGAGAGGCGCAAAGATATCGAGAATGTGCAGGGTTATATGAGATCACAAGCACAGACGATGGTCACGAAAGTTAGCAGGGGGTTTTCATCGCGTTTAGCGAATATAATATTCATGGCAAAAGGTTCCACTATCGGGTATCGTAAGATGAAAAGGACGCTTCTGGAGGGAGGGGTGTTCAGGGATAGAAAGTTCGATTCGAATGAGGAGGACGGCTTCACGCTGCTACAGATTCGAGATCCGTTAACAAGCTTTCTACCGACCGAGTGGGGGGGCTATGGATTGCATCCAGCTGCGATGAACCTCGTCATGACAGAGGATTTATTACTTGATTCTATGAGGTTTGGCGTGATTTATGACGCCATGCGAATGCTGACGAAGTTTGGAGGTGTTCGATTGCCGGTGTGGGATGAGACTAAAGCTGACAAGCGTATGATCGCCACGGATACGCAGATGGGGTTCTTCTCAAAAATGGCACGGCCGGCTGTCCGAATGACGTTCGAACATGCGGCGCTTGCCGATGAGGTGAAGAAGTTGCCGTTGGGAGATTATTCGCCATTTAACCTCTCACGGACTATGATGCATGGAGCGTTGTTAAAGGAATCAGCGGCTCGATCATTGTTGGCGCCCGCTTATGAGGGAGAGTACCAGTCAGAATTGAATTCTTCTAAGCTGGCATCTTTTTCGTTGTCGGCAGGAAACATGGAGTTGAGCACCAACTATGCGAAGACTTTTGAGGTTACCTTCGTGAACGCGCTGACCAATCAAACGTTTACGTTCCCCGACCAAAACATTTCGCCTAATTTTTTCGTACAGAAGGCGTTGCTAGGACCTCGGGTCTCATCACGAGTTAGGATGTCATACATTGATCGTTTGGACTCGATCCTTCGAGGAGATGTGGTGATGCGTGGAACGCTTACCGCAAATACTATTATGAACGTTTTAGAGAAGATAGGTCACAGCCACGGCGTGAGTGAGTTGACGACGGTCTTCCAATTGATGAACATCGAAGATCGCGTGGCTCAAAGATTAGCTGAGTATATCGCAGCTGAGCGCGTTAAGTTCGATGCTTTGAAGCTGATCAAAAGAGGTGTCGGGGGAGATGAATTCACTATGTCGTTGGACGTCTGTACGCAAACGATGGTTGAGCGGTTCGCGAGATATCCACCGCAGTTCACTAAGTCCGAGGTTGATATGACGATATTGTATATTACGCAGTTGCTCATATTGCAGGCTGTGGCTGAAGGACGAGTTAAGCGTGTGGACGTAAATGTTTCAGCTGAAGCGAAAGTGCGACAGAAACAGCGTGAGGCTCGATTTAAAACCCACTTGCCGAGGTTACGCGTTGTGAACAAGTTAATGAATGTTGATAGACTGTCCGCACGAATGGTTCAAAATCAGTTCACATAGTCCGCCCGTTCACACGCTTAC